CTGTATCTGACATTGTAGATTCATTTTACATTTGTAAGACAGGATTTCACTTAAAGGAACAGTTATGCGAACCGAGCAAAACCCTTATCTAGTTGAAACAAAAAATGGACAAATATTGAAATTTAGTAGAATAGATGCGGATAATGAAGCAGTATCTAAACAATTAGATGGTGATGATGTTGAAGTATTTCATGATGGAAAACTCCAATATAAGTTACATGGCATTGAACAAGGTAAACTTTTTTAAGAAAGAACTTGACACTTTGGAAATAATTTGTTATAATAATACAATGGAAATAAAAAATGATTGATAAAATTATACAGGTGGTTCTAAAGTTCTTTGGAAAAGAGAAACCAGAACCACCTACAGAAGAAAATAATGAATCTCTTGAAGCACTTGAAAGAATAGAGGCTCTTGATAATATTGGAGAATCTTCATGAGCATGATGAAGTTTGATGACTCTAAAATAAAAGAAATTCGGAAAAGAAAAGAACAAGGCCTCCCACCACCACCACCTGACGGAGATGTGGTTGAACAATCAAAGAATGCAAAGGGTGGAAGTGAGTTGATTTATCAAAGAGTCAAGGAGAGAGTGCCTGATGACCTCTGGAACTACTTTCAGGTCATTCTTTCAAGGGTTCGTGAATACGAAGATAAACCAAAAATCCTTTGGTTTCAGGACACATCGAAAGATCCAGAAGTACAATTTTTAAAAGATAAAACTTATCGTGACAAGTTTGTACGATTTGTATTTCCTTCTGATTGGTCACTTGAAAAATATAATATGGATCTTGATGTTGAATATGAAAAGAGTGTTGTTCTCAAGAACGCAATAGAACCAATTCCAATACATACCAAACCAAAAGACGGCCCAATTCGACTTGCATATATTTCTACACCACATCGTGGATTAGATGTATTGATTGGTGCATTCAAAGCATTAAAGTTAGAGAATGTCGAACTTGACATATATTCAAGTTTTAAGATATATGGTTGGGAAGAACAAGACAAAGAATGGGAACCTCTTTATAATGCATGTAAAGAAACACCAAATGTGAATTATCATGGAACAGTTTCTAATGATGAAATTCGGTCAGCGTTACAACAAACACATATCCTTGCATATCCAAATGTCTATCCAGAAACAGGATGTATATCTGCAATTGAAGCAATGAGTGCAGGATGTATTGTGGTATGTCCAAATCTTGGAGTCCTTCCAGAAACGTGTGCAAATTTTGCATGGATGTATGGATTTGTTCAAGATAAGACCGAACACGCAAGGAAGTTTGCATATGTGCTGAAAGATGCAATTAATAATTTTTGGGAACCACCAGTTCAGGCTGGTCTTGCATTTCAAAAACAATATTATGATATGCACTATGACATTGATACTACTGCAAAACAGTGGACAATGATGTTAGAAACAATCAAGAATAATATTGAAAACACTAAAGAGAAAAAATCATAATGGCAAAAAAGAAAGTGACAATTGAACGTAAACCAATGAAGGTGAAACGTACTCGTAAGATTACAGAAGAACAACGTGAGGCGCTTCGAGAACGCATGAAAGAAATGCGTAAGAAGAGGAAACCAGCCGAATATAAAAATGTGAATGAACGTGTTCTCGCTCTTCCAGATGATGATAATTATTCTTTTAAGAGTGTTAAGGGATGGATTAAACATAACAAGGAAATGGTTGCTGCGTTGGGTAAACAAGGAAGAGGTAGACATGTTGGAGAAAAAGAACAAAGAAAAGCAGAATCGCAAGCCGCATCTCGTAAAGCATATATTCGTTATTGTGAACACTATCTAAAAACTGGTGATTGGATTGGAATATTTTCGGGACAAGATGAAGAACATAAAGTAGTTCCACAATGTGTTGTTATGGCATATTACCCTGACGGTACTCCTAAGAGGTCTGTGGGGGTATTCTATCCAGATATTAGTGCAGTTTGGACAAAAGGAATGAATGAAACAGAATTCGGAACATCACAAGAATATGTTCCTAAAATTAAAAAAACCGTTGCATTGACAGATAAACAATTTATAGGAGAAGTTTGATATGGCAGAATTTAATATTTTAGAAACCCTTGATTTAGTTGGTAAGGCCAAGACAAGAGAAGAGAAACGACAAGTTCTCGCAGACAGAGATAATTTTGCAACTAGGGCGTTGTTGCAATTGAACTATCATCCAGATGTCAAGTGGCATCTTCCGCCAGGAGCACCACCATATACGCCAGGACAGGTAGCCGATTCGACTCCGAATTCACTTCATTTTGAAGTAAAAAAGTTGGATTATTATGTTGATCCAAGTCCACACGACCTTCCTATGCTCAGAAGAGAATCGATGTTTGTTGAACTATTAGAACGAGTTGATCCAAATGATGCAAAACTTATTATTGCTGTCAAGGATCGAAAATTGTCTTATAAGGGATTGTCTTATAAGTTAGTTAAGGATACCTGGCCGGATCTTCTTCCAGATATTGAAGAAAAGGAAGATACACCACCAGTTAAAAAACAAAAGGTTGTGAAAAAAGGTGTCACTCCAACGACAAATAGTAAAGGTGTAGATTGGTAAAAAACTGTCACCTGAACGACAAAATTGCATAAATATAACTACATTTGGTTGATGAGTTCTATATTCCATGTTTCTGTGAATGAAATTAATAACCAAAAAAAGGTACAAGTATGGTAAAGACAGTAAGGGTGTTCCTTGCTCTGTTTGCTACACTATGGTATACTACTTCACCGATTAATAGTAATGCACCATCTCACATATGGGAATATGATTTAGATCGTATTCTCAATCAAAAGCCTGTGAGCATGGTTACACCAGACTATTACAAACCTCTTGAATTTGATAAAGTAAAATATACATCAGCAGATGTTCTCTGTTTGGCGAAAAATATTTACTTTGAGGCAGGAGTGGAGAGTACAGCAGGAAAATTAGCAGTAGCGAATGTTACGTTAAATCGTACATTGGGTACTAATTATCCTAATACCATATGTGAAGTAGTGCATGAGGGCATACATCGTTATAATGCTAAAATAGAAGAGTATGTTCCTGTGAGAGATAGATGTCAATTTAGTTGGTATTGTGATGGTTTATTAGATGAACCAAGAGAAGGTAGAACTTGGGAATCTGCCCAAGAACTTGCAAAAAAGGTTCTTGTTAATCATCATGACAAAGCACTAATTGACATAACAGATGGTGCAACGCACTATCATGCAAATTGGATGGAGACATATCCAAAGTGGAGTAAAAAGAAGAAGATTATGGCTTCGATAGATAGGCATATTTTCTACAAAAAACATTGAAAATAACTTGACATTTCTGTTCCAATAGGTTATAATATACATGTAACAATAAAAAAGGAACAAATATGAAAAATTTAATACTTATATTATGGTTTGTTCTGTTTTTGAGTCCATCCGCATTAGCAGGAGTTGAATATGTGACAGAACAGGTCTGTCACGCAATGTCTGGATGTTGGATAGATACGAAAACTGGCGAGTGTCCAGATTGTGTAATTGAAAGACGAAAAGTTGTTCATACACATGAAGAGACACCTGTAGTAGAAAAACCTTTTGTGGAGCCTAAAAGAACTTTTTGGACACCTAAAAAAATAGTAAAGGTTGAAATACCAAAAAAGAAAGAAATAGTAGAGAAAAAGGGAAATTGGACTTGTATTGTCGGCCCTTGTGACTTTATTGATGAAGATGGTAATCTGATTGAAAAAGGATAATAATTAAATGCCCTATTATGACTATGTTTGTGAGAAATGTGGCGAGGATTTTGAAGAGTCCTTGCCCATTGCTCGAAGAGATGAACCCACCAAAAAACCATGTCCGATTTCTGACTGTGATGGTGTAATTAAAATGATGTTTGCAAAACCATATATTGGTGATCCTTGGCACTTTGCAGGGAAGAAACCAGATGATGCTTTTAAAGATAAACTTAAAGATATAAAAAGTAAACATCTGCACAGTACAATAGATACTCATTGATATATGAAACAATTTAATTATGATCTTCTTGAAAATCGAAAAGATCAACTAGAACAAGACAATTCAGGTGAAGATAGGGTATATCATTCTCCAAATGGTACATATCCATCTATCACCAATCTTCTTTATCATATGATTTCTAAGCCAGGCATCGAAGCGTGGAGAGAGAATATTGGAAAAGAAAAAGCGGATAAAATTTCACATCGTGCTGCAAGGCGTGGTACTAACATTCATGGAATAATTGAAAAATATTTACGTGGTGATGAAAACTATTTAAAATTAAAAGATGGTAAGAGTAGTGTGATGCAAGAACACAAAGAACTTGTTCTTGCAGGCATACCACAAATTGATGCAAGGATTGATAATATTCGTGGAATTGAATTGTCAATGTGGTCAGATCACCTCAAGGTTGCAGGAACTTCAGATTTGATTGCAGATTATAATGGTGAACTTGCGGTCATTGATTGGAAAACAGGAAGTTATGTCAAAAAAGACGAATATGTTTTTAATTATATTTTACAAGGAACAGCATATTGTCATATGTTGGCCGAAATGTATAAACTGGTTCCGAAAAAAATTGTGATTTGTACACTTATTCGTTTTAGTGATCCTAAAAAACCAGTACCATTTATGGATGGTGATAAAGTTGTAGATTTACTTGTTGATTGGAAAGAATATAATCCTGAAGATTATGTTGATGAACTTCTCAAAGTATGTAATGCATACCATTTTAGTAAAAGTGGATAATATAAATATTTACAGATATACAGGAATTTGTTTGATGACCTGAGAGGGTATCTTATAAGACATCGGTGCGATTCCGATCAGCTCCACCAAAAGTGTTTCAAGGAATTTTCTTGATGGGGCTGTAATAGAATTCGATTGTAAGAGATAGTATCAGAGAGAACGAATAGGGTGATGACCAACATCGAATCCATAATCGCAAATAATTCCGATTATACCGCATACTCTTACGCACTCGCTGCGTAGAGTATAGCCGAGTTAGGACTATAGTGGTTCCGGCCAGTCGCTTGGGAACAGAAGAACTGGCCACTACACACACAACACACACAAAGAAAGGTACAATATGTCTAATCCATATGAATTGAGATTTAGACTTCTAGAGATGGCACAAGGTTATCTCCAAGATGAACAGGAAAAACAACGTAACTTTGCTATTGATGCATGGGAATTTGCAAAAGAGCAAGGTACAGCAAACATGAAGGTATTTGAAGACCTTCAACCCGAATCTTATTCCATTGAGGATATTAAGAAAAAGGCAACTGAACTCTACGAATTTGTAGAGAAACAGTAATCAACGAGTTTGGGGGAGTCACTTAGGAACAGAAGAACTCCCCTCCACCACAATGTTAGTATAAGGACAAATGGACAAGAAAATTAAACAACGATTGGGTGATGGAAAAATTAACACTTCATTTGAAATGATTGAAGATCAAGAAGAAAAATTATGGGAGACTAATCCGATGGAAGCATTGAGATATGAAAAAATTGAAACAAGAAAGAAGTTGAATTGGTGGGCACGATTTTCATTGTCCATGATTATAGTTATGACTTTTTTGTTTTTAATATGGTTATTGTTTTTTGGTGCATTGCCGGCCGAGTCGAGGGACTTAATTAATATAATGGTTGGGGCCTATGTGGCCGTCCTCGCCAAGTCAACCGATTATTGGTTCAAAGACAAGGATGATCCTGAACAAAAAGAAGGAGAAGCCGTAGGAAACGCTAACAATAATAATGATACGATTTAACTTGACAATGTTATCATTGTTTGATATAATTAAGGGATAATGTCAGAATTACTAAATTTTTATTCTTCAGAAGAATATAATGCTGAAATTGAAGAAATTGTTGAAAGAACCAGTATGAGTTATCTTGATGCAATGCTTTATCATGCAGATGAAAAAGGTCTTGAATCGGAAACGGTTGCAGGGCTAGTCAATGTTAAAACCAAAAATAAATTAAGGGAAGAGGCAGAGATATTGAATTTCATGCCCAAAACATCAAAACTCCCTATATGATATATCAAGTGACACCTTTTGAAGTATATCAAAAATATCTTTCATTGAAACAACATTTCAATAGGAATGAATACGATTACTTCAAGTTTAATGGGAGAGTTCGTGCAAGCGAATCCTCTTTTGAGAAACGAAAAGACAAATACCATTTCATACGTTTGTCGAAAATTTATAAAGAAGATGACCTTACCAAGTTTCTTGTCTCAAATTTTGTTAAGACAAAAAACATGTGGGTCGGCAATATAACATCACCAGAAGGACGGCAGAATTATATTGCATGGAAGGCAAAGATACAAAGCCTTCCTTATGTATTTGAAAATGAAGTTGAAACATTGTTTGATGAAAACGAGAAGTTCAATATCATTTTCGATGTGGAGGGTGGACAACACCCCCCTGTACTTCGCCATGTATTTGGTGAAGAAGTGTCGTTAGAAACCTTTATTATATTGGATTCTATACTTCATTTTATCCCTGACTTCAATGAGAAGATTCAGGAAACGGTCATTTGGCCGGATCTATATAGTATGTGTTTAAAGTATGCACCGTTCTTGAATGTGAATAAGCAGAAATATGTAGACATATTAAAAAAACAAGTAGATTTACATTATGCATAAAGTGGATAATCCGAAACACGTAGAACAAGGAGAATAAGATGGCAACATCATTCGCAAACCTCAAAAAGAGGCGTACCTCTGATCTTGAAAAACTTCAATCAGAAATTGAAAAGATCAACAAACCCCAAACAAATTTTAGTCGAGATGATGACCGCTTCTGGAAAGCGGAACTCGACAAATCCGGCAGTGGATACGCTGTCATTCGATTCCTTCCAGCAGTAGATGATGACAAGACAGCGTTTGTACGTGTCTTTAATCATGGGTTTCAGGGCCCAGGCGGTTGGTACATCGAAAACTCTTTGACCACTATTGGTCAAAAAGATCCCCTATCGGAGTACAATTCTGTTCTCTGGAACTCAGGAATCGAAGCGAACAAGGAAATTGCTCGCAAACAGAAACGTAGATTGACTTACTTTTCCAACATTTATGTTGTTGAAGATAAGGCGAATCCTCAGAACGAAGGAAAGGTTTTCCTTTTCCGTTTTGGGAAGAAAATCTTCGACAAGATTAGTTCAATGTCCAATCCCGAATTTGAAGATGAAACAGAAGTTGATGTTTTCAATTTGTGGGATGGTGCGAACTTCAAACTGAAGATTCGTAAAGTCGATGGTTTCTCAAACTATGACAAGTCTGAATTCATGACTTCTGCTCCACTCTCTGAAGATGAGTCGGAAATGGAACGTGTTTTTGGTGAACAACATGACTTGGAAGAGTTCATTGACCAGAAGAGTTTCAAGACCTATGATGAGTTGAAAACTCGTTTGGATACGGTTCTTGGGAACATTCAAACCGCTGCAATGACGGCACCAACATCGGTAGAAAACGATGAGGCTCCGTTTGATGGTGGGACACCGATTCCCGAATCTTCTACTTCAGAAGATGAGAACCTTGATTACTTCAAGAAGTTAGCGGAAGCGTAGTAGATATTACGCTATCTTGTGAACAAAATCCCTTCCCTCAAAATGCAATCCTGGCCCGCTGGGGGAAGGTGTTCTAACTATTGTATTGTTAGTAACATTCTGATTCGTACTATTATCCTGAATCACAGTTGGAGCACTACCACCTTCTGCCCCTCCTCCTACTCTTGCCATCATTAATTCATTTAAGATTGCTCCTGCAATCGCTGGTGCAAGTGCCTCTGCTAAAATAGCCCCAC